CCCTTTCGGCAAACGCGTCAGCCAATTTTACAATCTCATCTTTCACTGCTTCAACCATTGGTTGAACATTATTATTTCCAGATGAAAATGGATTGGCTTGAATTGTTATATTATTGGTTATATTAGCAGCAACTCCCTCTTCTTGCCATTCAGTATAAGCAAAAGAAACATTTGTTTTCCATAAATTGTCATTTTGGGACCAACTTAAACTGACATCGGCCAATGACATTGGAAATGCTTCTTTCAATCTTATTGTTGTTCTTTCTTCACCCGCGTTGTCATATACATGTATTAATATGTCTTTTGTATAATTGTCTTTATACTCTAAAGCATACATAGGTTTATTGTCTGGGCCTGTAAATTGGTATATCGTATTCATCCAATTGTACATAGCTTTCCAAATAGATGTTTGTTTATCGTCTATGAAAGATATAGTTACATCTGGAAAAGCACCAATATTCATTGGCATTTTTTGCACTGGTGATATACCATATCTTCTAGTAGACGGAGCATCGAGAGATATACCTGGCAAATTCACAGATTCCGCACGCAACGATATCATATCGGATATACTACCAGCAGCACCATCCCCTATATCGATTGCAAATTTGTTTGTTTGCAATACACCATTTTTACCTATTTCAGATAAAAACGAATTTATATTAAATGTATTGGAAGGCAACGATTATCTCCCTATAATTTCTCTGGAATCCATCCAAACAGCAGAATCGTTTGCTTTCTTGAAACTTGCTGTAGGAAGAAAAAGTGCGGCATCCCATAATCTAGGCTCTACATTCAAATATTGCGATTGAACATGACTTGCCAAATATCTTTTGATACATGGTTTGAAATATTTATATTTAGATGCGCCAGATAGAATAGAATACGATATATTGAGAGCAGTGTTTTCATCGTATTTTCTATCTGTTACAGTAGAATATAAAGCATCCATAAGTCTAGCACGAAGCGGTGGTGGAAGATAATGAAGATTTATACCTAAAAATCCATCTTTATAAATTTCGATTGGAAATATCAAAGGAAATATATCGTAATATGGCAATGTAGATTTATGCTTAGGATCATAGAAAAACATAAACATTTTTCCAATATCTTTAGCCATAATAACAGGTCTTAAATTTTCTTGATCTCCCATCATTCGTTGACGATTGACACTTGTAATTTTTTGTGCAGCTGTTCTAAAAAAGGTACGAGTATCTCTTTGCCGGATAGTGTTATCTATTCCAGATTTTTGTGCTTTGTTCAATAAATCGGTAAAAACGTATGATGTCATGTCTTTATTTATAGTTACTTAATACCAATTTGTTCTTCTGTAAACACTTGAAAAGACCATCCTCTATCTTTGCAATATTCCTGTGCGGCTTTCCATTTTGCTTCATTTTTGCCCCACAATATAACTTCACGAATATATTTTTTATTTTTAGTTGTTTGTCCTTCTTTCAACATAGGAGGTATAGATTGATTTTTAGGTTTTACTTCTATCATTATAGTTTGCAAAATTCCTTCTTTATTTTTTAAATTTACAAGAAAATCTGGATAATATCTGTGAATTTTATTGTCTATTGGACTTCTATATGGAACGATAACTTCTTCCGATTGCCACCATATTATATTAGGATGACCATCGAAATGACTCATCATTTTCAATTCCCAAGAACTTCTATAAATAATATTTGTAGGATTTCCTTTATATTTTTGTGGATTTCGTGGTTTGAAAATACCTTTCACATATTTCTCCATTTACTATAAATAACTTATATTTATTTAAAGGCATTGCAATGGCAGTCACGGTTTCATCACAAGCTACGATGCAAAATTCTCTCAATCAATTTTATAATTCACAAACACTTGGCACGAGAAGGTCTGATTATGGTTCACCACAATCTCTTTCCTTTCCTGCTGATTTATTGACAAAAGTTTCATATCCATATTATATCAATATAAAATTGTCGAATTATACTAGACCTAGTATTCAATCGGTGCCGATTGCTGTTGCTAGCGATATGATAAAATTGCCAATACCAACACAATTGCAAGTGCAAACTGGATTGAATTATCAAAATGTTTCATTAGGAAGTGCTTTAGGTGCTGCTGTTTTGAATTCAAGTGGTCAATCGGCATTGAACACAGCTGGAGATATAGGTGTTGGCGTACTTTCTTATATAGCAAAAAATGCTATTGGAAAATTAGGAACAGAAATTCTTTCAAAAGTTGGGGCACAAAAGACAAATGAAGCTATTAGTATAGCATCTGGTATGTCTCTAAATCCTTTTATGGCTGTTTTGTTCGATCATCCAGAATTTAGAACTTATAATTTCAGCTGGAAATTGATGCCAAAAAATAAAGGTGAATCCGATACTTTAAGAAATATTATAACAACTTTGAATGCTGGAATATTACCAACATTAGCAATAGGCAGTCTTGCTTATAATTATCCAAAAGTTGCAGATATATCCATAAATACTCCTGATCAATCTGGATATTTGTTTCAGTTTAAAAAAGCAGTCATAAAAAATATGACAGTCAATTATGCAGCTGGAAATGAATTGGCATTTTTCAGAGGAAGCAGCGCTCCTGCCGCAGTAGAAATAAATCTCCAAATTCAAGAAATAGAATTGTGGAGAGGAGAGCAATATCAAAATCAATATAACTATGCATCTGGAGCATATACTCAACCAACTGCTCAACCAAGAAGATAACAAATTAATAGGTTTTTAATGAGAGAGTCATATTTCAATAATTTTCCTGTTATAAGTTATGCAAACAATCTTTGCATAAACATAACCGAGCGCACTGCATTGTTGAATAAAATATACAACAATCCAAATTTATATTATCAATACGATATTGCTCAGGGAGAAAGACCAGATTCTATAGCAGCTAGATATTATAGCAATCCATATAAAGCATGGATGCTTTATTTTAGCAATAAAACTTTGGATCCATATTATGGATGGTATATGGATCAAGATACATTCAACAACTTCTTGACGACAAAATACGGTTCTGTACAAAATGCAATGACAAAAACGGCATTCTATAGAAACAATTGGTATAACAATATCGATCCTATATCTGTTTCTTCATATACTTCATTGGATTCAGACCTTCAAAAATTTTATATTCCAAACTATGGAAACGATCCCTATTCTACCAATATATTGAATTATGTTCGTCTTAGAGAAGATTGGACATTGACAACCAATCAAATAGTAAATTATACAGTAGCTAGCAATCCTAATTTCATTGTAGATGAAATTGTCGATGTTTATTATAATGGAAATGCAACTGGATATGCACAAGTTGTTTACAGCGGTACAAATCAAGTATCGGTTCAACATACAAATGGAATTGTTGTTGGAACTATAACAGGTATTTGTCAATTGATAGGAAGAGAAAGCGGAAATACAATTTCATTTACTGCTGCATCTTCTATATCTTCTTCAATTCCAAGTATAGAAATAAACTATTGGTCTCCAGTATCTTATTACGATTTTGAAAACGAGAAAAATGAAAGCAATAAGAGTATTCAAGTGTTGAATACATCTTATACCGATCAACTATTGAGCCAAATGAAGAATTTATTGTAACATGGATGGATACAAATATGGCGATGTAACTGTAACAAATCTTACAGTTTCATCTACTAGAGGAACACTCGATTTATCTAAATCTTTCGTATCTATGTCGATATACGAAAGTATATTCACGCCTGGAATAATAGCCGATATTGTAGTATTGGATACAGACGATACACTTGGCAATTTAAAATTGTCGGGCGATGAAATAGTTACTGTAACAATGTATGTTCTTGGTTCTTTGACCAAAAATTATTCATTTTCATTATCGCATTTAAAAGATTTGGCTATGACATCCGGTCAACAAAAAGGAAAACAATACACATTGGAATGTGTATCGGATGAACCCATGTATGCAAAAACGAATTATGTCCAGAAAAGCTATAATATGCTTTGTTCTGAAATAATCAAAGATATTCATACTAATTATTTGCATAGTAAAAAACAACTTCAGATAGAAGATACTATTGGACCACAGAATATAGTAATACCTCATAAAAGTCCATTTGAAGCAATCGATTTTGTTCGAGGTCGTTCTGTTTCTTCCAAATACAATTCTTCATCGTATGTATATTTTGAAAATACTGTTCAAGGACCACAACAATACAATTTTGTGACAATAGAATCTATGTTCGATTTATCTTCGACAAAAGATTTTATACAAAATAGTGCTATCAATACAGATTTTTATTCGCGAATAGACAATAATATAATATCGTATACAGTACCAAAACAGTTCAATTCTATACAAAAAATAGCATTGGCTGGTCCTAGAAAAATATCTACAATGAATTTTACATCTCAAGAATATCAATCCAATACTGTACAAACGAAGGATACAAATTATAAAACTGGTGGTAGTGGTACAGATACATCGAGTTCATTTATAAGTAGATTCTTCAATGCTTTGATTCCGCCTCAATCTTTATTGCCAGTGGATATTTCACAAAGAGCATCTACACATATAGAAACAGCAACTCCCAATTTACAAGCGTATTTGTCTATATTAAGTCAAAACGCAATGAAAATAAAGGTAGTTGGCGATACGGTTTTAACCGCAGGTATAAAAATAAATTGCACTATTCCCAATAAAACTGGAACTGCGGATGCCGGAATAGATCCACTGTTATCTGGAGATTTTATAGTATCGAGAATACATCATAGAATAGGAATGTTTCAAGATACACCTAGATATACATGCACCATGGAATTGTTGAAAGGTAGTTATAGCGAGGCTGTTCAATGACAGATATCAATTTCGGACAAAGTGGTTTAAGTTTTTTTACTGGAATAGTTGTAAACGTTAAAGACCCGCATGAATCCGGTCGTGTTCAAATAAGAGTATTTGGAAGACATGACGATACTACAAATATTCCAGACGATTCATTGCCATGGGCTCTCGTTCAACAACCAGTAACGAGTGCAGCTCAAGGAAGAATCGGTTCTGCACCTACTGGTTTGATCAAAGGAAGTCGAATTACTGGTATTTGGTTGGATTCAGATCATCAATTGCCATTGGTTCTTGGTTCAGTTGGCAAATCGGGAGATATTGTTCCTGGAGCAACAGAAAATGGTGCTCCTAAAATAGATACAAGTATGGGAAGTATTCCAAGCTCTGCACAAGCATCTACTCCTCATCCATACAATCCATATTCTGCTTTATTTCCAGGAAGAGTATCTATTGCCGATATAGATGCCGGCATGCAAAACATATTCAGTGTAAAAAACGATTTTGGTTCTGTCATAACCAAAGACATCGAAAAACTTTTGACTATTCCAAAAGTTCCCACAATTGGATCTGTTTCTCCAGGTGGATCGATGACAGCATTTCAACTTATCAATAAAGTAGATCCATATAGTCAAATATCCGCGCTTCCATGTTCTCCAACTTTATTGTTGAAACTATTAGATATATCTTCTTTGATAACAGGTGCTTTGAAGAAAGTTATACAACTTGCGGTTCAAGCTGCGATAACCGCATTTTTGAAATTGGCACAAGAAATTGGTTTATTTAAATTGCTTCAAATGCTCAACGAGGCTGCACAAGATTTAGCTGCCGTTAAAGCGCTTATGGATGCTTTGATGCAAAATCTTTGCGGTATAAAATGGTTGGGCGATATTGCTGAAACTATTTCTGAAGCAGATCAAGTACTTGCCGGAGCTATAGTTGGTTTGAATACAATTACTGGTTATATTCATGGAGTAACTATGGCTATACCACAAGCTATTGCAGACGCAGCATTTTCTCTTATACCTCCACCTACGCCAATTGCAGTTGCAACGACTACTTCTGCTGTGCCAACTAATATAGTTATGTCGCCTCCGGGAAATTATGTTCCACAATATCATACTATAGATCAAGATCCATATCCTGGCTATATTGGTTATTACAATCCTTTGAATCCTTCTGGTGGAACTGTATATACTTTAAGAGGTTCTCAACCTAATTATCCTTCAACGCAAGCACATATCACAGATGTTGCTTCTATTTCTTTTACACAAAGTTTAGCTGTACCTATGGCATCGGGTCAATTGGCATCTACTCAATTATATCAATCTGCTGCACAAGCAGTTGCTGTTGCTGGTCAAGTTGCGGCTGCGGTTTCTATAGGTATGTCTATTATGGAAGATCCAGTTGGCGCAGTAGAAGCTATAGCAGCAGCAGTAATAGCAGATGTAATCAATGCAATAAATACTGTTATTAAAATTTATAATAGTTTGCAAGCTTTAATAGTTAGCACTACAGCGAGTCCCCTAGCTATTTTAAAGAAAATTGCAAAAACCGCAAAACAAATTGCTTCAATGAAGCATACTGGTGAACAAACTACATTAGCGATAAAACGACAGATGTTTAAAGCATCTTTAGGTCCATCATTTGTTTGATTAGGATAATTCAACATGACAGATACAAATCAATCGCAGATCGATACCTCAAATGATCCAAATTTCAATACCAGACATCCAGATTCACGATTCCAAGCTGAATATCCATACAATCAATCTACAATAAGTCGCAGTGGTCATGAAATTCATATAAATGATACTCCAGGCAGTGAAAGCATAAAAATTGCCCATACACAAGGCACTTATATAGAAATTGGGCCCAATGGAGATTTAAATCAAACTGTAAAAGATAAAGCGAATTTCTATTTTGCCGATGGTCATACTACAACAATAGATGGTCATAAAGACGAAAAGATTCTTGGCGCATATGCGTTGAATATAGGAAATACTTCTTCTACAGGCTCATTTGCTTTAGGAGTTACTGGCGGACCAATAACTTTGCAAACAGATGACAATTTTTTATTAGGCGGTGTTCAAGGAGATTTATTCACCACAGACAATCTTCATTTAGGTGTTGGCGGAAATTATGCACTGCAAGTCGATGGGAATGTAAATGAAACTGTTATAGGAGATTCCACAGAAACAATTTTAGGCGATAAAACAATAATAACGCCTATAGGCATGGTAGATATAACCGGCGGAACTGTTTCTATTGATTCTGTTACTGACGATGTAAGTATTTCAGCTATGTTGAATGCACAAATGGTGGGAAATGTTCGCGCTCATGTGGGTTCACCTGCGCTCATTACTATAATAACGCCTGCAGGCGTTATTGAAGTTTTAGCTGGTGGAGCAATCAGTATACAAGCTGGAGCTGCTGTAAACATACAAGCGGGCGGAGCTGTAAATGTAAATGCTGGTGGCGCAGTCAATATAGCAGCGGCAGGACCTATAGCTATGACTTCTGGTACATCGATTTTGATGACTGCACCAGTGATAAAACTGAACTAAAAACTTCCTGAATCTAACAGACGATTGAAGTTTATTTGTTCTTGAGGATAGTTCCAATATATCCATTGATCGAACGGCGTAGTATCGTATAAGCCTGTATTACCCGCATAATAAGTTGTGAAATTGAATGTTTGCACGTGATAATGTGTGGATGTGAAGAATTCTGAAGGAACGTGCCAAGCCACCAAACCCAGAAATGGAATATTGGAATTCCCTTGAATATTTTGAATTGTATATGTATTTGCTGTTTGTTGTGTCAAAACATCGTAACTGCTATGGAATACATTCGAATAAGCGCCAGAAACGCACACCGTCGTTGCATTTACGGATGTTACTGAAACACCTGTATACCAAGTATTTGCTTGGATTGCCGTAATCGAAGTTATAACATTGTTTGTAGTTGCGCCAGATTCGTCAGTGCTTTGGCTTGTAAATGTAGCATAAAACGAAAAAGATCCACCATCGTTTACCGATGGCAACACAAGGGTAGATGTATCGCCGCCAATTGTTGGAATATTGATTGTGTTTGATATGGCAATTGTAACATTTGCTGCCATTTATCTATTCCTTAATGCTTTTGCATTTTATAAAATGCATCCGTATATTCTCCAATTACGAAATGTTCCGACTCAATATTCCGTCTGTTTTTTTCACGTTGCAAATACCGAATCATATCTGCAAATTTCTTGAACATACCTCCAAATATTTGTTCTGCATTGGAATTCAGAACATCGATTCGATATATGTTTCTTTCATAATCTAAATTTGCGTTTATAGTATATGACATTTTATACGGTTTCTTTGTATATTCTTGTATATATCCAATGTCATATATTTATTCATATATATGAGCATGGACATTATTCCAAACTTGATGGAAAATTGTATTTTCCAAATCTTCCATTGCAATTCGTTTGAATTTATTTTGAATTGCGGGTGTTACTGTTCCTTTGAATCGATACCAAACTATATCTCTGATTTGTTTATCTATATTCCAAATTTCATTAGTGTATGACATATTGGTATTCTCCTTAACGAATTTCATTCAAAACGGTTAAGCATATTTGATTATACACACGAATTCTCATTTCATTCAACATAATCAAGATGACTTTATTTTTTATTTTATAATCGACATGCTCATTCAATAAACGGCTAGCTAATACCAATTGGTTTGCATGAATACTATAGTCAACGTTTTTCATTTGTTGTCATTCCACAATTTATCGCATATGTTAAATCTTATTTCACCAACAATTGAACGTATAAGATTGCTGCTAATTTCGTTTTCAACTCGTTTGGTGACATGTTCTTTAACATGAATATAAATCTGACAGATACCATGATATCTGACCTGATCCCAAACATGTATATAAACACTATTCATTGGCTTAATCATAGACTTGATCTCAGACCTGATCGCAGACCTGATCCATGACCTGATCCCTGACCTGATTCCAGACCTGATTCCAGACCTGATTCCAGACCTGATCCATGACCTGATTCCAGACCTGATTCCAGACATGATCCATGACCTGATCCCTGACCTGATTCCAGACCTGATCCCTGACCTGTGTATAAACATTATTCATTGACTTGATTCCCGACCAGATCCCAGACCAGATCCCAGACCAGATCCCAGACCTGATTCCTGACCTGATCGCAGACCTGATCCCAGACCTGATTCCCGACCTGGCCGCTGACCTGATCGTTGACCTGATCCCTGACCTGATTCCCGACCTGATCCATGACTTGATCGACGACCTGATTCCAGACCTGATCCCTGACCTGTGTATAAACATTATTCATTGACTTGATTCCCGACCAGATCCCAGACCAGATCCCAGACCAGATCCCAGACCTGATTCCTGACCTGATCGCAGACCTGATCCCAGACCTGATTCCCGACCCGATCGTTGACCTGATCGTTGACCTGATCCCTGACCTGATTCCCGACCTGATCCATGACTTGATCGATGACCTGATTATTGATATGATCCCTGACCTGTGTATAAACATCATTCATTGACTTGATTCCCGACCTGATCCCAGACCTGATACCAGACCTGATTCCAGACCTGATTCCCGACCTGATCGTTGACCTGATCCCAGACCTGATCGATGACCTGGGCCCAGGCCTGATAATTGACCTGATTCCAGACCTGATCGATGACCTGATTCCTGATCGAGGTTGCAACCATGTTACTAATGACTTTCATTGATATGATCCATGGCTTGATCCCTGACATGAACCCAGACTTGATTCCTGACCTGATCCCCGACATGATTCCTGACCTGATCCCAGACCTGATCCTTAACCTGATATAAGACCTGATCCCTGACCTGATTGCTGACCTCATAGTTGATCTTAATTCCAACCCGTTTCATAACCTGTTTTGCAACCATGTTACTAATGACTTTCCCTGATATGGTTCTGGATATGACCCAAGACTTGATTCCCGACCTGATCCAAGACCTGATACCAGACCTGATACCTGACCTGATTCCTGACCTGATCGTTGACCTGATTCCAAACCTGATTCCAAACCTGATGCCAAACCTGTGTATAAACATTATTCATTGATTTGATTCCCAAACCTGGTCACTGTCTTGATTCCAGACCTGATTCCTGACCTGATTCCCGACCTGATCCATGACCTGATTCCAGACCTGATGCCAGACCTGAAACCTGACCTGATCGATGACCTGTGTATAAACATTATTCATTGATTTGAACCCAGACCTGATCATTGACCTGATTCCAGACCTGATTCCAGACCTGATTCACGACCTGATTC